TTACTCATCTTTCTAATTCACTCCAAGAAACATTTGCATCTTTTGCTGCATTAGTAACTTCTACTAATTTATATTCAAACTCTAAAAAGCTAGCAGACTGTTCTAAAAACTTTTGTCATAATTGCAATCATAATAAAAATCATCATAACTTTACAATAGTTCACGTAAAAGATGAAGCTGAAGATTGAGATTTTCTCATTCAACTACTTATTTTCTTTGTAGCACTATCTGATTTATCTCATAACTTAGTCATAGAAGAAGTTATTTTTTTAAGTTCAGATAATAATGCTCATGTAGAAGCTTTATCTCACATATCTCATATTTCTTTTGCAGTTGCTTTTGTATTCTTTTTTAATCAAAGAATTCTTGTATTTACTTGTCTTAAATTATCGTCTAAATCTTCAAGTCATTTTGGGTTTACTTTCTGATTAGAAAATGACTTCAAAGACGCTTTCGCCTTTCAAGTTCTTGTCACCATAGTGTTTAGTTTTGTATTTGTGGTAGTAAGTGCCGTATTTAATAAACTAAACTGTTTCTTAACACTTTTTACTTCTACTCATAGACTTTTTAGTCAAGTTTCTAATCCTTTAAATCATTTAAATTTATCTAAATCTCACAGTAAATTCAAAAAGAGCTTCAGACTAGTATTCATACTGTCGAAACTCTTATCAATAGTTTTTATATTTTTATTAACTCATTTGTCTTTTGATTTAAAGTCAAAATTCATTTCTGCCATTTAGAATCGGATTAATTATTAAACAATTCAGATTCATAGACTATTTAAGTCTTCATCTGAAGCATCATCTACATCTGTTTTTTTGTCTAACGATAATTCATCCCAGCTTGGAATATTTACTGAATCGTTTTTCCCAGCAAATATATTATGTATATGTAATTGCACTAAAGACGCTAGTTGTAAATTATTGGTATATCTTTCTTCTGCTATAAGTTCTATACAGTTTGATACCCATGCTAACGTCTTTCATAATATATATTCATCTGTATATCAATAAGAACTTCTTATAGTATGTATCATATATAATATTTCGCTTACTTTGTTTTCTTTACTTGAGATAGTTTGTCATTCACTTTCGACATCATCTCCCTTATTGTCAAAAAAAGGGTTTCAATATCTTCAAAATCTATTAAAATATTAGCTAATTTTAATAAATCTGCAACATTGAACAAGTTTTCTATTTCATTTATGTCTTTTGACGATGGGTTTTGCTCTCATGTCAAAATAATACATATTAGTTCGTATAATGTATTTTCATCTATTGACGCTAAAATAAGAGAAAGTTCTCCCATTTGTATGTCTCATTTACTCATTTTGTCTGATAATTCTTGCATATTAACAGTGAATTGTCCCATTAGGTCAACTATTTTTAAAATAGAACCTAATTTCAATCTCTTCATTCTAAATTCTTTACCTCAAAAGTCTATTGAAGCAGTTGTTTTATCTATTATAGTGTCAATTGTTTTCTTATCCATCTTATTTAATTATATTATAAAATTATCATTCTTTCTATAACCATAATATTTTATAATTATAGAAAGAGGGATAACCCCTCTTTATGTTTATCCTGTGAATGTACCGTATGTTTGGTCAATTACAACACCGAATTGTTGGCTAACAGCCTCCTCTGTGTCAGCAAATAATTTAAACGATATTGGTAACAATGTTTTCTCACCCTTTCTATAAGCATGTTCAACATCTGAACCATCATATTTTGCTCTCCAGAATACATACAATCTCATATACATATATTCTGTCAAACCAGTACCAGTTTTTCTTTTATCAACTTGAAATCCTAACATTCTTTCTGGTATATCATCTGTTGCAGATATTCCAACAACTACTTCGTCTGGGTCTACTGTTGTAGAAGCTGTTTCACTTCCAGTAATCCAAGCATAGTTCAAGTTTGTAAGACTAGATTCAGCTAAACTTGTTGATAATGTCATATTCCATTGAGTAACGAATTCATCAATAGGTCAAAGAACTTGGTCAACTGTCCATTCTTCTTTGTCATATCCTCTAGTAACTGATAAACCACCATCTGTAGCACCAACATCTATCCAACCTGTTTGTAGGTCGTATGGATGACTTCCTGTCATATCAAATACGTCAGAAAATTTAGTAGGTTTAACTGTTGCTTCCTCAGCTATAATTATTCTAGCTGCTCAACCGAATATATTGTTTTTACTTAAAACACTTCCTGCCATCTTTTTTTAAAATTAATTTATAAAATTTCTTTACTATACTATATACTATCTCAATCATAGAATCTTATAACGAAATGAGTTTCTTTATATCATCATACATCAGATATTTCGTCCCTCACTCATCATTTAATCTCTTGCCACTTTATTTCATTGTCTGTATATTGATTACACAGAACATCTACTAACATTAATCATAAAGGTCTAGCCGTAAAAAACGTCTCAGCCCTTACTATAAAATACACATCATAGTATCAACTCTTACTTCATCATACCTGCTTTACACATAAAGATGGTGAAGTATTTTTATCAGAGTTTTCTTGAAACATTGATATATATATATTATCTCACAATATATTGAAATAATCATTTCATTGAATGAAAACTATTACATCCCTTATTATATCTTTCATTTCCTTAAATTACTATCTAAACTATCTCTAATTATTCTATTTAAATCAGTTCTCGAATTGAAATATGCTCTTCAAAGAACATTTCAATATTTACTAGTTTCAAAATCATCAGCATAATCAACTTCATTAACAACACTAACTCAAATCTCTCAAGCAAATTTAACATTCTTATATCATAATCAAAGTTTGTCTATATTTCTTCTAGTATAAGTTTTTCAAGACCTTTTTCATTTTAAAATCTTTGTAACTCATCATATATCACCTCTTGATATTCAAGTTCATCATCATAAAGTAACTACTTCAAAATTTTTTCTAAGATTAAATGTAACATTATGATTAGTCTTTAATTCTTTAGTCTTAGCATAATATTCTTTTCAATCAGAATCTTCACGCTTCTCTCGTATATTAGCTCTTCTACCAACAACTGGTTCGAAATCCATTATATTTTTAGCACGCTTAATTAATTCATCTCAAGCATCATAAAGAGCTTTTTGAGTAGCTGCATTAATATATTCAGATAAATCATGTTCAATGTCAAATTTTATACTAGCTTCAATCATTTTTAAGTTTTAAGGTTATTTCATAATGATGTAAACCATTATCGTCTCATAAAGAAGATAAATTATATACAGTATATTCTCTATCATCAACAGTATTAGAGTTTTTGTCTAATATGTTTGTAATAATAGAATTAACTTTTATATCAGTTAATGGTTCTGTAAATAATAAAGCATCATACTCTATTTCAAACTTACTATCTCACGAATCATTATATCAAATATCTGGATAATCAATATAACACTTTATTGTTTGTGTTACTCTTGAATAAAATCTCTCGTTATATTCGTTTCTTCAAGCTTCAGTCTTAATGACTAAGTCACATGTATAAGGTAAGAATTCAGTTATAGCCATTATCTATTATGTATAAGAGTTTTTAAATCTTTAAGTCTATTTGCAAAGTCCAAATATCCTCATTCGTTATTGAAGTAATTTAATGTTTCCTTTTCAACTTCTTTAGATTGTTTAAACCCAAAGAAACATACTCAATTAACTTCTGTTACATCAACAATTTTATAGTCTTTAACCAACATATATGCTGCTAAAGATATATCTTTTGTCTGGAATATAGTTTCACTCATTTAATTTCAATTTTATTAGATAAAATATATATTTCAATCTTCTAAATATTTGTTCCTAATTTCTGTTATTACTTCGTCTATATTTTCTTGCGTTACAGTTCAACCATCATAATCTATCTTAAATCTTCACAATTGTTTAGATTTAATTCAAGATGATGCTTCTGATATATTTCTCCTATTGTATTCAAAGATTGTCATCATTCTAACAGCCTTTTTAATATCACTAGGAACATTAACAGTTGTGAAATGTCATACGTTTCAAGTTATCTTATATTTATAAGCAGATTCTGGTATTGATAGAAAACTAGTATCAATTATTTTAATCATATTTTCTGTATTAATATACATTTCTGAATCTACTACTGTAGTTATTCAAGTAACTTCCTCTAATTCTATAGAAATTAATTCTTTGAGTGGAGTTTTATGCAAGAAAATCACTTTTGTATCAAACGGCATCTGATACCATGTTTTTTCTTCTATCCAAAACCTATCTCATCAATCTAGTATATCACTATTTTCTAATATTAGTTCATCTATTACTTCTTCACCTCAAGTTATGTCTATAAACTTTGAGATATAATCTCTGTCTATGTATCAACTCATCTATGTATATTATTAATTAAAAGGGCAAGAGCGGAAGCCCCTACCCAATCTTTTTATTTAATTTCTTTAACTTCAATTATTTGTCCAAGTCCAGCATCAATCATATATTGTATAGCTTCTTCATTTGATGAAATAACTTCTACTCTAGCACCCTTTAAGAATTTATGTCTTCCTATTGAGTATGTTAAATTACTGAATGTTGGTTGAAACATTCTAGTTGTTTTTGTTTCTATGTATTCGGTAGATATTTTTCTAATTTTGAAGTTGTAGTTTTAACTGTAACTCCTTTTTTAGTTATACCTCCGTTATTTTTTACTTTCTTCGACATCTATTATTTGATTATTATTAAATTAGTAATCCAATGTTTTTGTATATGCTATTGCATCTGTATCTTCTATTTCGAATCCTAATCTAGTAGATATTTTATACAAGTTAACTTCAGACATGATATTTCTATCCTTTTCTAGTCTCATACTTCTATGCATTCCAACAATAAAGTTGTTCTTTGGCATAAGTACAGCCCAAGTATCGTCTAAGAAAGGAACTGGAACTACGTCTATTCCGTATACTCTTATTGCACCGTTTGTAACTAACGCGTCATCACCCATTCCTGTAGACCTAGCTGATACAGTATCTCTGTAATCTTGTTCTGCATTAGAACCTACGAAGAATACTAACCTACCTCTGTCTCTTCTATATTTAGTAGGCATAGCTTTTATTAAGTCTGAAAAGACTGCTTTACCTAATTTTGGAGCTGTTGCATATGTAACTACGTTTGAAACACCATCTATAAGTTGTTTTAAACCGTTTTGAAGAGCAAGATATGGGTCAAGTGAAGTAGTATCACCATCTATTGCCAATTCTTCTATATCATTAGCAAATTGTCTTGATACCATTTTTATCATAGTATCTTCAAATCCGTCTCCCTCTATATTGTCTTCCAAAGTTTCATAAGTTATAGACCAAGGTACTATAATTTTCTTTGTAGTCAATTCTATTTTACTAGTTGTTATACCAACATATTGCGTTGAACTTGGAGCTACACTCTCAATTCCAGCTGTTGCTACTCTTCCAAGACTCAATTTATCAATTTCCATTACTGGAGATTTCATAAAAATGTTTCTTGTATATTGCATAAATGTGCTTTCATCAACTACAGAATCAAAGAATTTCTTTGCCTGTTCTGGATTTAGTAAACCACCGTTACCAGCACCATCCATATCGCTAGTTGATATTTTTCTTAATGTGTCTTCTCTGCTACCCATTATTTTAAATTAATATATTAAATAAATTAAGATTTTACTGTTTCAATAAATCTTTAAATGATACGTACTTCTTACTAGTTGTTTCTACTGTTTTTTGAGTTGAAACACCAGCTTTTTTCTTGATTTTATCTACGTCTTCCTTGATTTCGTCTATAGTATCAACTTTTTTACTGACTTCGTCAATAGCGTCTCCTATAAATTCAATACCTTTCATTAGTTTAGACATATCTTCAACAAGTTTTGTAATATCTTTAGAAACAGTTTTTTCAAATCCTGCTTGCTTTTCAGATAAATCTCATACTTGCTTTTCAATGTCTTCTTTTTCTTCAGCTACTTCTTCAGCTACTTCTTCAGCTACTTCTTCAGCTACTTCTTCAGCTACTTCTTCAGCTACTTCTTCAGCTACTTCTTCAGCTACTTCTTCAGCTTTTACTGTTTTTTCAACATCTTCTTCTTTGATTTCTTCTTTAACTTCAACTTCCTCAACAGCGTCAACTTTAATCATTAACTCTTCTTCAGAAATATCGCCTTTAAAGAATTTACCCAAAAGTCACTTAATCATGTCCTTATTTTGTAAATTATTAAATTTGTATCACTCCATAACGGCATCTGGACATGCTGGTCTATCAACAACAGATATTTCGTATAACTCTATTTTTGTTATAACGAATATCTCTTCTCAATCCCTCATCTCAAATGATGCGTCTACTATCTTTCCTCATATTGAGAAACCTTTATAAACTCATTCTTTGATTTTAGTCCAAACATTATCATCGACTATCTTTACGACTATGAAAGTAGCTTTCTCTTCTTCTAAGAATTCATGAGCCTTCACTACTCAAACCGCACTTGTCGGTTGATGCATTTCTCTAATGTTTCCAAATTTTAAATAATCTGGAAAAGCATTCTTCATTGCATCATAAGTAATAATGTCTCAGTACGAATCTACCATTTCTCTACTGGCTATACCCCAAACTTTTCTATCATCTCACCTTTCGATGTATCAGCCAATCTCCATATATCATTCAGTCGTATGTCTCTTGCCGATATAGTCTTCAATTTTTTCCCTTTTGGAAATGAACTTCTTATCCATGTCGTTTTTTAAAAAACTAAATATTACAAGACTATTATATTTATTTTTTATCAAAAATCAAGCCCTTTTTCAATAATCATATAAGAATACTAGTTATATAATATTTAACTACTATTCCTTAGTATCGTTTACTTCATCTTTTTTTTCTTCATCACTAGCTGTTACATTACTTTCTGTGTATTTATCTGGGTCAAAATGAATAACTCAATTATCGTCAAAGTCTCATAATTTAGAAACATCGAATAGTGTCATTCAATTACTCCTTATATATGTTTTTTCTGCTCATTCTAATGGGTTTCAGTCTTCATCAACAAGGCTTGATAGTCATAACATATTTCTATATTCGTTAATAGACATTACTCATTCTTTTATTGCTTTATCTCATATTTCACTTTCTTTATCTAAATCTCTAAAATCTGGTTTACCAAATTTAAATTCAACTCATACTATTCATAAATCTATATTTATAATAGTATTCATTATTTTTTCTATCTTTCTTTGTAATGGTCTAATTTCATTTTCATGAAACTTTTTAGATTGTTCTATTGCTGTAGACCTATTAGAACCCTCTGATATTCAAAGTAATACTGGTGGAACTCAAAAAGCTATTATTATTAATTCGTTTATTTTATCAGATAACGCTAAATAACTTCAATCTCTAATAGAATCTCAAAGTTTTTCTATTTTAATTTTACCTGTTGGTGCATGTATAACTGGAACTGCATTCCAATCTCAATTTTCCTTTATATTTCATATATATTCCTTAACTGCCTCCATAGATTGCGGAGTTATTACTCATCATTCTATTATTATTGCAAATTTATTTAAGAATCAACTCTCAAATTCAGCTATATTATAATCTTGTATATATTTTCATATCAAATAATCTTTTAATAATGTAACTGATGGAGATAATCAAAAGAATAAACTTTTTGGGTTAGGTAATTTAAACCATAAACAATCATTAGTAGGTCAAGTTGTATTTATTTTAGGATTATATCAAAAATCTTTACTTCTGTTTTCTTCATTAGGATAATATTTATTATACCAAGTATAATTACTTCAAGTATCATCGAATACTTGTACATATCTTTGTCAAGTTCTAAAATCATCAGTTCATACTGCTGGTCTAATAGTATCTATTGGTATATTATATAATCATTCTGGCTTATTAAATTGATTTCTAA